AATTTAGGTTAATACCTGCAATGACTGTTTTTGGTATAGTATAAAGCTGTACAATAAGCTTTGTTGCTAAAGAGCTAGCCGAGGAAGTCAAGGACGATACAAAACTTCTAATGTATTTAGATGTAGAAGGCATTACATTTACAATAGAACCAAGTGAACGAGTAGTTTTTCTTATCGCATTTGAATTTAAGTTAATACCTGCAATGACTGTTTTTGTTATAGTATAAAGTAGTACAGTAAGCGAGGAAATCAAAGACGATATAAAACTTCTAATGTATTTAGATGTAGAAACTATTACATTTACAATAGAACCAAGTAAGCGAGTAGTTTTTCTTATCGCTGTAGAGCCAACGCTTATTCCTGTAATGTAATGCCCTATCAGGTTCTTCCTAACATTACCAATGCCAGTTAGTAAGGTAGAAGCAAATGTTTTCTTGTTATCTTTCTTTGTGGTTTGCGAACTCTGCACATGGCCCAGAATCGTTTTATAGTTTTGCCCGATAGTTAAGTTGCCCCAAGTATATTCCTTAACCTCACTCCACAAATGCGTTTTAATTATATTAAACGGGGAGTTTGCCAATTCAAATCACCCCTTATTGAAAAATGATGGAGGGGTAATTGCATAAGCAATTACCCTTGGTTAAATACGCATTTAATAGTGAATTGAATACTATCTCCTACATTAACATTGATAGGAGAAAATGTTCCGTGTAAAAAGCATGTACCAGAAGTTGCAGCATCATAAAGTGCTACTTCTGTAATTGCCTTTGCAGAGCCATTACAAGTGATAGTGACAACAACCTGATAAGTGTCATTTGTTGTTGATGTTTTTACTCTTGAAGAAGTACCAGCAACTCTTGATTCTGTGCCTGGTGTTTGAAGTCCTGTATCAGCAGGTGTAGCAGGAGTAGTTCCTGTTCCCCAACCAATATACTTAGGTTCTGTACCAGCACCCATTATTCTATTTGTTATGATTCCAAGTCCATTATCCACTACATAAATCGAATCAGCCATCTTTTCAACCTCCCTAAGATTGTCTGTTTTGTTTTAGCAATTTCACCTAAATCAACAATCGTTCCATCTGCCTTAACTATAACGGCAGAGATTGTTACATCTTCAACTGAATTTCTAGCAGTTATCATATATCCTCCTATCTTACATCTCGTACGGTGTAAATCATATTAATATCATATACTCTCATTGGCTCATCTAGCATATCGTTAGAAAATTTAAATTTAATCGTCCTACCTCGATAATTCAACTTAATCCATTCCGACTTAATAATGTTCTTTGCAGAAGACAATTTCTCTGGTGCGGTAACATTAAAATTAGACAAATTAGCATTGATCTTGTGTTTGTTATAAATAATAGGTGCGTTATTCTTATAATAAAAGTCTACTTCAACTTGAAACATAATAGATGAAACATAATCATCATATGCGTGAGCTGACAATAAACATTGTATAAAATACTTATAGTTTATTGGAGAGTTTAAGTCGAAACGCTTTGTTTCATAAACCGCTTCAATTGCTTTTCCCAAATCAGAGTAAACAGTTGGATCTACCTTAGCAGTTACACCATCTGCCCTACCAATGAACACATCAATGCCATCTGTATAAAGACTTCTACCATTCCAACCTTCATAATACGTAAACGCTTGATTGCGATATGAGTAAACAAGAGTTTTATCTTTTATGTTAAAGATACATTCGTTGTTATAGGCAATTGTAGAAATATTACTCATATCCTCTTTTGTTAGATTAAGAGGGGGACTATACAGGTCAACAACGTCAGTAAGAGGTCTAGTCATAAGATATTCAACAAAGGTAGTAGGTGTATTGAGTTTATAAAACCTGCCATCATAACCAAGGTAGAAGAAAAAGTTATTCAACAATGCTCCACAGTTTGCACTCATGAAACCAGTAGAAGAGTCCATCTGTCGAATATAGAATGGATTAGCGGATATATCTTGATATTCACTAGAGCCATAGATTACAAATATATCTGTATGTCTCCCAACAACTAGAGCGTTATCGAATACAACAAAGTCTACAATCTTTTGTCCGTCTGGTTTGGCAGACAGGCTAGCTCCAACGGGAAAATATATAGGAGATATACTGGCAAGTGCAGACATATATATTCCATGAGGTTGTTCGCTGTCTCCAGCAATAAATACCCTATCTTTATGAATAATTAACGTATCAGGTTTATCAGGAATATATTGGGTTCCTGCGAACTCATCGTTGAGTTGATTTTCACAAGGCTCATAGTAAGCATAGTGGTTCACTGCATCCCACACCTCAGTACCTTCCAAATGAGAAGAGCCTAGAGGAGTAAAGAAGTAGACAACAGTATCTTTGGGAACCTTTGCAGTATGTCCACTAGCAACAGTTATCTTGTTATTTTCTCTGTCAATCGCCGTAATATCCAAAGTAACTTTAGTTGTTCCAACTAAAAAATACAAAGGGTTATCGACAGTTACATAATCGGGTATTTGTTTTACAAAGAAATCCTTACCATTCGCCGCAACCTCTTTTGTTGTATATGAGTTTGTATTACAAATTTGATAATATGTAGTACCGTCGTACACATAGAGGTGTTTTCCGTCAACAAAGTAATATTTCCCTATATAATTCGCACCTTTTATTCTACCGTTAACATCGCAGATTTTAGTCTCACCACAGTAAACTTCACTATCAGTAGCCCTTATCATCTGTGGTTCGCCAGTAGTAGGGCGATACATATCAATCCATGTAATTGCCCCATCAAGAACAAAATCATCAATTGCAGATGTACCACAACGTTTTTCCATAATCTCATCGGAAATAAACATCATGTTTTTGCAATCAGTGGCTTGGTTATCTTCAATTGTCGTGTCACCATTTACGTTATTTAATCCACCACCAAATGCAGATAATGTAAAAACATTCTGGGGGAATGGTTTTGGTAGTTTCCTTATATATGGTCTCATTCTGCAATCACACCTTTGAAATAGACATCTGCAACATAATCAGTAGCACTCATTGTATTGTCAACAGCAAAGCCATTTTCATCAGTTATGGTGAGAGTACCATTTTCGATGCGTTCTACAATATTTGCAAAAACCTCTTCAAATTCATTTCGCTTGTCTGTACCTTCATAGAATCTTTCATCCGTGTCAAACAATCTTGATGCGGCGAAAAGAGCAAGAATATAATGGTACATGGAAGGTAACAACTTTGGCGTATCACTAGGGTTAGAAAGATACTCCATAGACTCAAATACATTATACTGTCTAATCCTATCAATGCCTTGGTTTATAAACATTTTTATATCAGCATCAGTAAAAATTCTTGAGTCAGTATCCCTTGTATAAACCTTAGTTAAATTTATCAGCTCTTGAAATGTCACCTTGTCACCTCCGTAAAAACAGTAGGGGAGGAAGTTATCCTCCCCCATATACTTTTATTATTGATTAAACAGTAACCTTAGCAGATTCGGTAGGAACTTTACCAGATTCAGTCTGAACAACATAAATTACATCGCCAGATTTAACCGCAGTCAAATCAGTAAAGCTGTGGGAGGTGGCGGAAGCAGTTGCAGTAGCAACCGGATTACCATTAATCCACAGAGTCAACTTTGCACCGTTTACGCACGTACCAACGGCAACAGTAGTAGCTCCCGCAGAAGGCTTAGTGACAACAGGAGTAGCAGAGGCAGGCCCGCCAAGAGAACCAACAATACCTCTCCAATCAGACACGCCATAACTGAATCTCATGTATCCTCTGTATTTAGCAACAAAGGTATCGAAATCTTCATCCCACTTGAACTCTGGTTTGACTCTCCAGAAGAAGTTCAACTCGCACAGAGAAGGATCTATCAAGAACCAAGCTGTGTCAGACCCACCAGCTGCTTCTCCAATATAGTCGTAGACAATAACTTCAAGTGCACCCTTTACGGTGTTTATATCATTGTAGTCAGTACCAGATTTAAGCTGGGAATTTACAATTTCTTTAGCTGTAAATTCAAGTGCAGGCGGAACAACTAGCTTTTTAGGAGTTGCATTAATGAGATTTCCTGCTTCATCAACAGTCTCTCTCATCTTCTGCATCGCAAGTTTAAGATTCGTATCAGTTAATGCACCGGTTGCAAGGTTATCTCCTTTACCAGTAGAATCAAGCAAAGGATGAGAATCTGAGAACAAAGGCTCGTCATCAAAGATAACTTTGGCATTCAAAAATCCATAATTAAGGGTTTTTGCAGCTTCTTTTTCTACAAAAGCCCTACCTGCTCTTGCCATAGCAGCAGGGAATTTACTAATTTGGCGATACTGTTCATCATCATAAAGCTCTCTCTCGATCATGAAACCCTTGGTGAAAGCTTTATGTACGTAGTGTCTTTCCAAACCAGGAGAGAGAGTATCGTAAGCAACCGTATCAAGTCCGCTGGATCTCTCTGTCCAGTCACCAAAAGCACCAAGTCCATAATCAGTTTCCATAGCTTTAGTAGATTTATTTACTTTGTAAATCTTTGAAAACTGTTCAGGAACTTCCATGTAGGTTTCGAAGAAAATCTTCCTCAAACCAGGGTATAAAAGTCTTCCAAAATTATCACTTATATGAGTATTATGAACTGTAGGTTGTACCGGAGTAGTCATGTATAAATTCACCTCAAATGAATGTTATTAAAGCCACTTACTGTATTCCTCCTCCGTCAGACCCATAGCTGCGGCAACTCTTTTTTGTTGCTCTGTAAGGGGAGGTTCTACAGATACAGGTTGTGTCTGTGTGGTTGTGACAGTAGTAGAAACTGCATTTTTATTAGCTTCAAGTTCAGCTTTTAGTTGAGCTTTGGCCTCTTCAATGAGTGCCTGTCTGTCAATTGCGTCAGCTTGAAGGCCTTTCCATACAAACTCCAAATCGTCTGTATTTAGTTCGGCGGCCTTTTGGAATAACGCTACTTCGTCCACATCTCCATACTTGCTTTTTAATGCATTTAACTTCATGTCAATTTCAAGGGATTTTTGTTGATAGGCAAGTTTTTGTAGAAGCTCATTTTCTGGTGTGGCATAAGAGAGTGTCCGATTATACGGGTTCTGCTCAGCCTGTTTCATGGCTTCAATGAGATGTGGGTTAGCCCTAAGGTAATCAAACAGTTCCTTTGCCTGAGCAAGTTCTTCACGCTGTCTTGCAAGTTCTTGCGTCTTTCTCGTGTAATCTGCCTGTCTAAGGCCAGATTTTTTTAGCTCAATAATTTCATCAACTGTCATCTTACCAATACCAGGAATATCAAATTCACTAGGTACTGTGGGCTCTTCGGTGGCAATCTCCTCAGCAGGTTCTTCTGTCTGTGGTACGACTGTTGCAGCCACCTCTTCAGTCTGTTGTTCTGCCTCTTGACTTGTTTCCTCAAGTACGGAAGTGTCAATAGCAGTTCCTTCATAATTCTCTAACATATAATCCCTCCTGCCAGTCCTCTTTGGGGTGTTGGCAAATTAGCTAGATCATATCCGCTATTTCCGGATATTTGCTGAGTAGTTCTCCAAGCTCTTCGTCATCCATGGTAGCTATCTGTTGGAGAAGCTCCGGCGGCAGTTTTCCACTCTTTTCAATCTGGAGTTGCAACGCCTTTGCTTCGTTTAATCCTTGCTGATAGCCTTGAGCCATAATTTGATCTCGCTTGTACTCCTCCTCTTCTTGTTGTAATTTATTCTGAATTTGGGCAACAGCTTGTCCTATCTGCATAACCTGTTCACCCAAAGCCTGAACCTGTTCCATAATTTGATTATTAATGCCTTCCTGCTGTTTCATATCAATGTTTTCCTGTTTGAGTTTCTGGAAATACTGCATTATTCGCCTCTTATTTATATCTGGTAAGTAATCAAGTACAGCCTCTCTAGGAACCGCCGGCATACCATCTTCAGCAGGAGTTTGCATCAATCTAATCATCTGGTCTAACATATTTGTCCTTGACTGTTGCATCATGTTAGCTCCATTGACACGAATTGCATAATCATATTTCAGTTGCTTTTCTGGACTGATTCTTAACATGTTATAACTTGGTTCATTTCCAGTAAATTCACCAGTTGGCACCAATTGAGCACCGTTTAGCTCCATCCGAGGAAGTAGTTGTGACTCGTCAATCTTTTGTGGAATCAATCTATCAAATTTCCAGAACTGTTGTATTCTGTCGTACCACTCTGTACCAAGTGCACCAAGGGTCAGACAGTGTAGTTTTACTTTTAGTCGTATTCTGATTTGGGCGGCTTCTTGTAAAGCCTGAATAGCAGCTGCGGATTGAATTCCAGATGGAGTTTGACCTCTTGTCACATCATGGACACCACTGATTACTTCAATGTCCATCTTCAATGTTTCCACCATGTCTTTTACATACATTGGCATGGAAGGAGGTGAATCTCTTCGTACTTCTGAACCAGGGTTCTTTCTAACAATCAATCCAGGTCTGTTAGTCAACTCACCTTTTGGAATACCAGCATTCTTATCAATAATCCACTGCATATTTGCAGTATGTTTTGCATTATCAATAATCTGGTTATACAAATCATTCGCCTGTAATTGTGGAGAGAGAAGCCATTTAACTTCACCCTCACCCCAAAACTGGAAAGGAACATTCAAATCCTTGAATAAGAAGAACGGGAATCTTCCGGTACGGTACGGATTTTCTTTATCCTCCAGTATTAAACCAAGTTCTGGAGCAGAAATAATAACTCTACCCCTGGGATATTTTCTTTTCTTATTCCCATTTTCATCTTCTATTATGGAATAATCCCTACACCACATCTCAAGAACTAAGACTTGGTTGTCTATCTTGGCATTCTCGTCTCTATCATTTACCAGTTCAGAATATATAATATCTGATCCAGAAAGGAATTTTGCCTTATGCGGATACTTGTTCTTCAGCTTGTTTACATGAACATAGTCTGCATAAATGATGTACTCTGCATCTTCAACACTTGTGGCTAAAGGGTCAGGATACAGATTGAAGGGACTAACTTTTACCGGAGTAACTTCACCATCAACACCACCT